CCTTCTCCATTTTGACCGTGATACCCAGAGAAGGGTTAGCTTTTTTCCAAACTTCGGGACTTGACCAATCTTCGTCACGTCCGGCGCCGTAAATGACCGGATAAAAACGAGGATCATGTTTACGGCCCTTCATGATGTCGATTGCTTTTTGATGAACCTGGTAACAGATAGAGTGTTCATCATTTCCTGCAGTCGTGATTAAAAAGTAGAGCGGCTGCGTTCGAGCATCCCCGGACCCCTTAGTCATGACGTCGTAGAGTTTACGATTGGGTTGAGTGTGTAATTCATCAAAAATTACTCCTGACACGTTGAAACCATGCTTAGAATAAGCATCAGCGGACAGAACCTGATAGAAACTATTTGTTGGCTCATAGATCAGCCGTTTTTGGGAAGCGAGGATCTTACAACGCTTTTTTAAGGCTGGGTTCATCCGCACCATATCAGCGGCGACGTCAAAAACAATGGCGGCCTGTTGGCGATCAGCAGCGCAACCATAAACTTCTGCTCGTTCTTCACCATCAGCGCAGCAAAGCAGTAGAGCAACAGCCGCAGCTAGTTCTGATTTGCCTTGCTTTTTGGGGATTTCAACGTAAGCAGTATTGAATTGACGATACCCATCAGGTTTTAAGATGCCAAAAATATCGCGAATAATTTTTTCTTGCCAGTCGATGAGGCCAAAAGGCTTGCCTGCCCAGGTTCCCTTGGTATGGCATAGGCATTCGATAAATGAAACTGCAAAATCGGCTGCGTCTTTGTTATAAGTAGAATCCTTGGCCATGAACCTAGTTGGCTTGTAATCTTTTAATTTTCGCAAGAGGGCATCACATCCTTTCAGTTGTACTAAAAAAGCACTGAGCGTTAACTCAATGTTTGATTGATGATTAATTAAACTTGCCAGTTAATATCAAATTTACGTACCCGGCACGGTCAGTGGTCAAATAGTCGATTAGATCGTGACAATTATAGTAGTAAGCCAGACGCTTTACGTTTTCGACATCAAACATATTCACTTCACCGGTATTGCGAATTTGTAAGACCTGCTGGCGAATTCGACTACGTTTAGCTAATTCATCTTTAATTCGATTCATGATTAAGCCTCCTGGTTCTTAAAAGCAGCTGATCCAGTTAAGTTGCGTAGCAATACTTTCCGTTGGGCCTTAAACTTGGGACCGATAAATCCTAGGCGTAGCAAGAAGCAACGGAAGGCATATTTCTCATTAATCTCCTCGTGTGGTTCTGACATTATTCGTTGGTGGCTGATGGCGTATTGCACTAACTTGTCGACAAATTGTTGATAAGCCAGCGCATCATTAGCGTCAACTTGATTAAACCAATTAAATGTTACTTGTTGGTCGTCAACGTCTAAGGGGAGTGTTTCCAGCTGGCAAGCATCCTTAATTAGCTGACCCTTGGCCCAGATTAAGTGACGCAGGTTATCAAGAGCTTGATCTGTAAATTCATCTCGCCGGTAGGTCAGGTTCAGCTTGATTATTTCAGTAGGGTGGAAGCCTTGCTGCTCAAGGTACTCGAGTAAATTAGTTGTAATATCATCCGGGGATGTTAGAATTCCATCTTTGTTAACAGTGTACTTGCCAATCTGATAAGCGTAGGTAGGTGTGTACTGATATTCTGCCTTTTGATGAGTATAGTCAGCCAGCTTTGTCACCAGTTCTTTTCGCCGCCGACCGTATACATTAAATTTGATTTCCATCTTCTGTACCTCCTTATTGGGTTACTGTATACATCACTCTAAAAGACACAGCTAGCAAGGCTTTTTAGTACTTTAGGCTGACTTTTTAACCTTACTGTAAGAAATCGATTTCCCATACCTTTCCACACTGACTTTCTGATCCGAATCGACTTGTTCAATATAGCGGTTGACAATGACATCGCAATATTTAGGATCCAGCTCCATCATGTAGCAAATTCGATTAGTCTGTTCGCAAGCAATCAGAGTCGAACCAGAACCGCCGAATGGATCAAGAACCGTGCAGTTCGACATAGTAGAGTTCATGATTGGATAGGCTAGTAATGGGATTGGTTTCATCGTTGGGTGTTCCTTACTTTGCTTTGGACGATCAAATTCCCAGATGGTAGATTCCTTTCGTCCGGTGTACCATTCGTGTTTACCATCTTTCTTCCAGCCATATAGAACTGGTTCATGCTGCCACTGGTAGGGTGAGTGACCTAGCACTAATGATTGTTTTTTCCAGATACAGCAACCGGATAAATAAAAGCCGGCATCTTGGAAAGCACGGCGGAAGTTAAGACCTTCCGTGTCGGCATGGAAAACATAGATGCTGGCGTCATTAGCCATTGCTTGATTCATGTTTTGAAAAGCAGCGAGTAGAAACTGGTAGAATTTGTCGTCGGTTTGATGATCATTCTTGATCTTGCCAGCCTTGCTGGAGTAATCAACATTGTATGGTGGATCGGTTAATACTAGGTTGACCTCATGATCACCCAGTAATTTTTGGTAACTTTCTGTTTTAGTAGCGTCACCACATAATAAAGTGTGTTTACCTAAGTGCCATAAGTCACCTGACTTTGAAAAGGTTGGTTTATCCAATTCGCTATCAACGTCAAAGTCATCATCATGAGTATCATTTTCAGTGCCAAGAAGGTCAGAGATTTCATTTTCGTCAAAACCGGTTAAGGAAACATCGAGGTCGCTGGCTTGCAAGTCAGTCAGTAGCAAAGCTAACTTGTCCTTATCCCAATCACCGCTGATCTTGTTAAGGGCAACGTTGAGAGCTTTTTCTTTTTCTTCGTTTAAGTTGACGACTACACACTCGGCTTCCTGGATCCCTTCATCCTGGAGAATCTTTAACCGCTGGTGTCCGCCGACTACGCGTCCAGTTTGCTCATTCCAAATGATTGGATCCACGTAGCCGAATTCCTTCATCGAGTGTTTTAGCTTTTCGTAGTCGGGATCACCCGGCTTTAAATCTTTTCGTGGATTGTAATCCGCGGGGGTAAGATCATCAATTTTCTTTTTGATAAATTTCATTGATTTTTCCTTTCACTAAATGCTTGGTTATTGATTATTTGACGTAATAAAGTACAATATTAAGTACAAGGAGGTGCTTGCTATGACTTTAGCATTAACGCAAAGTGATTTTAGAGCTCACATTAAGAAATACTTGGATCAAGTTAATGATGATGATGAAGTGGTTTATGTGGCTCGATCCAATAGCCGTTCGGTGGCGGTACTTTCTCAGGAAAAGCTTTATTGGATGGAAAAGGCATTGCAAGCTAAGGAGGATTCTTTAGACTATGCAATTGCTCGTGACCAATTAATTCAACGTCACGTTTTACCCGATGATCCAATTGTTGAATCAAATGATGATTATTGGGGGCAGTTTAAATAATGGCAAAGTTGCAATTTAGGCCCCGTGCTACATTTAATGCTGACTTAAAACGATTGGGTCGACTTGATTCGACAATCATTGATGACGTCCGGGCAGCAATTGATGAATTGTTGGAGAATGGATCTCTGGCTGAGGAATATGGTGATCATCCACTTAAGCGACGCTTAGCAGGATATCGAGAGTTTCATGTTCGTGATACTCCCCATGGCAAACAGCCAAACGATACCAATGATGTATTGGTGATTTGGTATAGGGAACGTAATGAGTTAATCGCAGTTGGCGTTCGAGTTGGGTCACATGATCGATTGTTTCCTAACCAAAATAGTTCGAAAAAGTATCATAAGTAATAAATCCTCCATTATGGGGGATTTTTTAATTCATTCCTTTCCGTGAACGAAGCAAGCGCTCCATCACATCATCTTGTGGAGTAGACCCTTGGTAAGTCGTAGCGTTGTTTTCCTTAACCACTTGAAAAATCTGGAACCACAATTGGCTTGATTGCTTCATATAGTCGCGGCTCATTGATACGTAAGGTGAAGCAATTGCATTACCAGTGGTAGGATGGCGAGCGAGAAAACCAAACTTAGAGATACATTCTTCGCACTGGATCCACCGGCTAACGCTAACGGCATATTGTTCAATCAGCTGAGTGTTAACTAGCTTTTCACAACCACGTTCGACCAACCATTCCCAGGTTTCTTTGAAAATATCAGCGGCGTCAAATTCTAACCCATTCTTCTGTTTGGCCTTGAGGTATTTCTTGACTGGCGGCATCACGTGGCCTTCCAGATTAGCTGGCTCTGGCAAATCAATGACGGTTGCTTCTTGGCCAGCTTCGAGCTTATCGTGAAGTGACTTAGGTTTACGTCCAGCACCAATTCGGGATCCACCACGATTCGTACCATCTTTAGCCAAATCTCTCCCTCCTTCCGGCAGGGGTTAATACCCTGTTTGATTTCAATTTTTTGTACACGAAGGCCCAGGCCCGCTCCCGCGCGAAAAATTTTTAAGGATTTGATGGCCCCCTCCGTTGTTTAGTAATGATATTGACGTGGCTTTTTGTGCCAGCGATCATCCATCTGAGCGGTGATACGTGAATGACATGGCTTGCAAAGTGCCATTAAGTTTTTGAAGGCGTTAGTTCCACCGTGCTCCAAAGGCAAGACGTGGTGCACTTCGGTAGCTTGGGTGTACCTTCCTTGGCTCAGGCACATCTCACAGAAGGGATGGTGGAGCAAGTAGCGTTGACGGATCTTTGGCCAGCCGTGATGATAGCGCGGACGACTACGCTTTGGTCGTTGGTAACGATTATAGTGAGAGCTGACTTGCTTGGCGTGCGCGTCACAATAAGTGTTGTGGGTTAATCGTGGGCAGCCAGGGTAGCGACAGGGTTTCTTAGGTGAGTAAGGCATGACACTCCTCCTTTCTGAGGTTATAAGAAAAGCCCAGCAGTTCTAAGCTGCCAGGCTTCAATGTTATAAAGCAAATTCCTTTATCCTAATTTTCTACACTACTATCGTAACATGGATAGGCTGATTGTTTGTTCTGCGTTTTACCTTTCTAATGATGGGATCCATAAAGTAAGAGCGTGAGGTGATCGAGTGCTTTGTTCTTTCGATTGTAAGCAGTGGTTTTCGCAATGAAGTACTTGTCCATCACGATGGTTAGTCCCTCGTTCATTGACTGGTTTGGAGTGCGATAGCAGACATCTAAAACAAAGC